GGTTAAAACTTTTGGGGTGTCTTTCCTTGTTCTAAATCGTAAACCAGAAAGAACATTATAGGAACTTTTGAAATTATGATAGTACCTGCCAAGGTACACACGAAGATAATACTAAAGTCAGCTTTAGCTGACAATATAGACACACTTAAAGGCTACACGTAAAGAACATTTAAGGAACATTCTTGTGAAGTCATTAGCGAGCATGCTTGCATGCGAGCGGAATTTCTGGTGGTACATATAATGATAGTACTAAAGTTCAATCAATCCCAATTAAATAAAATATGAAGTATCTATAAAGACCCTGCCAGACCACCCCCCCTACCCCCATACTTATGAATACGTAGTCACTGGAAAAATACTATAAATGAATGTTAACTAGACTATGCGGCATCTCTCCGGCAACTTTAAAGTTACTTTAAGTACCCTATCTATATACATAAGGGGGGCCTCTAAGGTCTCATTTCTATTATACCAACTATTACAAATCTGTCAAGAAAATAAAAAAAATATAAAATAATACTTGACAAAAAATCAATGATTACTATAATAGAGGGTATGTATTATTTTTTAGGTAAGATAGCACACACTCTATAACTTTTACAGAGGCTTTACACTTTAATTAATAATACATAATTCCATTGGTGGTCTGGGAACTCACCACGATAAACACGAGTTCAAACAATACACTACCGATGGACTCAAAAGTTTTCCATTGGTTTCTATACCCTAAAGCCTGGAGAACAAAATGACAACAAATGAAATGATTACTGAACTAACACAAACAGTTTCTGCGTTAAGAAAAGACGTGGATTTACTAAAAGAAGATAAAAGTTATTTATATGATAAGTTAGAAAAGGCTTATGGGGATAGAATTGCACTTAGAGCAGAGAATGAAAAGCTTAAAAAGACACAAAATGGTACTGAAGAAGAAGAATGCCTAGCCTGTTCAGCTTAAAAGAAGATATAATTAAGGAAAGCCAAGAATACTATAATGCAACATCTAAAGAAGATAAACAAAAACATAAAGAAAATTTACAAAAGAGTTTCAAAGAGTTTCATAAATTCAGGCATACTAGAATGGGTGACTACAAATTTGTGGAAAAAATAATAAAAAACATAATCTAAGGAGAAAATACAATGCCATTAAGTAAACTAGCTAAAAAATCAAATAAAAAACTCATGGGAACTAAAAAAACTATGGGAAAAGGTGCTACTGCTAAGGCTAAATCTGGTTCTATGAAAATGAGAGCAGATAAAAAGGCTAAAAAGTCTAAATCTATGTATGCCTACTAGAAACTATAGAAAAGAATACGATAATTATCACGCAAAACCTACTCAAAAGAAAAGAAGGGCTGCGAGAAATAAAGCAAATAGTTTAGTTGGTAAGAAGAATGGTATGGATGTGCATCATAAAGATGGTAATCCTATAAATAATTCAAAAAAGAACTTGACACTTAGAACAAAGAAATCAAATAGGTCTTTTCCTAGAAATAAAAATGCAGGTAAAAAATAATGAAACCAAATAATTGTGGAACTTGTAAAATATGTGGGCATACTTGTCATTGTTCAAATGGTGGCTCATGTTGTGGTGGACAATGTGAATGTAAATGTTGTGAACATGAATCTTATGAGGCGAATAACGCATAATGCCAACATACGAGTATTATAATAAAAAGACAAAAAAGCATTTTACAGAAATACTACCAGTCCATAGAAGAAAGAATCCTTGTAGAGACCCTTTTGTGGAATTAGTTATTTCTGCACCAAGAATTACCACTATATCAGATGTAGGTGGTAGAGAAGATAAAGCTAGAGAACAGATATTAGAATCTGCAGAAATTGGTTTTAAAGAAAGAGATGAACAAGAAAAACTAGGAATGATAAAGGAAGCACCAGAATGGTCAAAACAAAGAAGAGAAAAATCAAAGCAAAAAAGAAGGTGGCTGTAAAAGAGCCAAAACTAAATTGTATAGGTTATCCTCATGATGACCCATATGGATTAATAGCTGCTTTTAAGAAAACATTTGGATTTAATAATGTTACCGATAAAAAAAGAAAATAAGGAATTAACAGAACAACAACAAAGTTTTATTTCTGCTTTATTTGGTGAAGCACAAGGCAATCCTAAAAGAGCAGCAGAACTTGCAGGGTATGCTCCAACATCATATCCAAACGTTGTCAAGAGTTTAAAAAATAATATTGTGGAAAAAGCAGAAGGTGTTCTTGCTATGCATTCACCAAAAGCAGTTATGGGTTTAGTAAATGCATTAGATGAAGATGGCCTTACTCCTGCAGCAAATATAAGAATGGAAGCTGCTAAACAAATATTAGATAGAGTAGGAATAGTTAAAAGAGAAAAAGTAGATATTAATGCTCAAGTAGCTCACGGAATATTTATACTACCCCCAAAAGATGCTCAAACGTAGAACTTCTACAATTCCTTTTGGTTATAAATTATCTGATGACCCTAAGTATCTTGAACCAATACCAGAAGAATTGGATGCATTAAAAGAAGCTAAAGAGTTTACTAATAATTGTTCTTATAGAGAAGTTGCGACTTGGTTAGAAAGAAAAACAGGAAGAAAAATTAGTCACGTAGGTTTACGAAAATTATGTCAGAAATCGAACCACCAAAACCAAAATCAAGTACTGGAAGAAAAAGAGGAAGTCTTAGCGTAGAAGAAAAGGCAAAAATTTCAGCAAGACAATCTCTTAAAGAACAAAAGAAAAAAATAGACAAGACTAAAAGTGAGCTTGTAAATGCCCGAAAAAAAAGGGATGCTATTATTAAAACTAGCAATGCCCTGGAAGGTAAGAAATCTTCTGTTATAGAAACTACAGATGTTGAGCAATTAACACCTAATGTTAAAGAACATGTAAAAGAAAATGTTATCTTTCAACCTAATGAAGGGCCACAGACACAGTTCTTGGCAGCTTCAGAAAGAGAAGTATTCTATGGTGGAGCAAGAGGTGGTGGTAAATCTTATGCCATGCTTATTGACCCACTTAGGTATTGTCACAAAGAAAATCATAGATGTCTACTACTAAGACGTTCTATGCCAGAACTTAGAGATATGATTAATCATTCTCAAAGATTATATGGTAGAGCATTTCCAGGTGCTAAATGGAGAGAGCAAGAAAAAGAATGGCGATTTCCATCTGGAGCTAGAATTGAATTTGGTTATGCAGAAAACTTAACTGACGTTCTTCGTTACCAAGGACAATCTTATACTTGGATAGGAATAGATGAGTTACCTCAATATCCTACCCCAGAAATCTATAACTTTTTGCGTTCCTCCCTCAGAAGTGTAGACCCGGAAATACCTGTATATATGAGAGCTACAGGGAATCCAGGTAATATAGGTTCTATATGGGTTAAAGACATGTTTGTTGACCCTGCAGAACCTGGAAAAAGATTTGATGTTATAATTGATACTGTAGTAGGTCAGAAAAAAATTACAAGAAGATTTATACCTGCTAAACTTCAAGATAATCCGTATCTAATGCAAACAGATGATTATCTTGTAATGTTATCATCATTACCAGAAGTACAAAGAAAACAATTCTTAGAAGGTGATTGGAGTGCATTTGAAGATTGTGCGTTTCCAGAATTTGATGTGGTTAAACATATTAGTGAACCTTTTGAAATACCTCGTAATTGGCACAGGTTTCGTACTTGTGACTGGGGTTATTCTTCTGCTGCTTGTTGTTTATGGATTGCTATTGATTTCGATAACAATTTATGGGTATATAGAGAATTATATACAAAAAGAGTAACAGCAGATGTATTTGCTAGAAAAGTACTAGATGCTGAACAAGGTGAATACATAAGATATGGTATGTTAGATTCTTCTACATGGGCAAGACGTGGAGATGTTGGCCCGAGTATTGCAGAGACAATGATTAGAGAAGGATGTAAATGGAGACCATCAGATAGGTCACCAAAAAGTAGAGTTAATGGAAAATTAGAATTACATAAAAGATTTTCTATTGATGAAAAAAGTGGTGAACCTAAATTAAAGATATTTAATAACTGTAGAAATTTACTTAGAACTTTACCTCTTCTACCAACGGATAAACATAATCCAGAAGATGTAGATACACATGCAGAAGACCATGCGTATGATGCATTACGTTATGGAGTAATGTCAAGACCATTACATCCTAATAGTAATGATAATGACCAGTTTATGAAACAGAATAGAGAAAATAATTTTAAACCTGCTGACCGCATATTTGGATATTAATGAATATACCAGAAAAAATTAAAGTTGGTTATAGAAATTATAAATTAGAAGAATGGAAACAAACTGTTGCAAGTGCTAATGAAGCACAAGGACAATTTTTTTCTAAAGAAGGAGTAATCGGCTATACTGCTGATGAAAAAGGAGTTTCTCATGCTAACACTTTAATTCATGAAATACTACATGCAATAGTATATCAATGGAATATGGAATTAGACGAGAAAGCGGAAGAACATATAGTTAATGGTATAACTAATGGGCTAACAACAGTTCTTGTAGATAATCCAAAATTAATTGATTATTTAAAAGAAAAAATAAAGGAGGGCTAAATGCCACAACCAGTATTGACAAAATATAAACAGGGCGACCTTGGTATGCCTTATCCAAAAAAGAAAAATAAGAATAATCTTAACTTATCTGCGTATGGCGGAGAAGCTGACCCAGAAGTTGCAACAAAAGATTATCCTACCAAGAAAAATAACCAAAACACAAAAGAATTTTGGTCTAAAGCTAATCAAAAAGATTATTAGGAGAAAATAATGTCAGAAATAATGAAAAAATATAAACATGGTGAAATGTCTAAAGTTGCTGATGGAAATTTTGCAAAAGAAAAACCACAAGCTAGTGTTATGAAAAAATACTCTCAAGGTGAATTTTCTGGAGCAGGAGCAAAAGCATCTAAAGATAAACTAGAATCATGGTCAACTACTAAAATAAAACACGGCTCATTTAATAGTTAATAATGGCAGGTGAAGATGAAATCGTAGCTCTTGGTGAAGACCAAGAGGATGATGCTTTTTCAAGTCTTGCAGGAACTATAAAAGCAAAGTTTCAAACAGCAGAAAACGCTCGTCAATTTGATGAGAAAAGATGGTTAAAAGCATATAGAAACTATAGAGGAATCTATGGTAATGATATGGCTTTTACAGAATCCGAAAAATCTAAAGTATTTGTTAAAATAACAAAGACTAAGGTAATGGCTGCTTATGGACAGATTATTGAAGTATTATTCTCTACGGGAAAATTTCCATTAGGAGTTCAACAAACGTCAGTTCCAGAAGGAATTGCGGAGTATGCTCACGTTTCTAAAACAGAAAAACCAGAAGAGCAAGAAGTAGAAAGCCCTTATGGCTTTCCTGGAGATGGAAATGATTTACAACCTGGACAAGTTATTAATGAAATTTTAGGTGGGTTAAAAAGAGAATATGAAGAAGCAGATTTTGTTGAAGGTGCTTCTAAAGATGGAAGAGCTGAACCACAAATATCTCCTGCTGAAATGTCAGCAGCTAATATGGAAAAAGTTATTCATGACCAATTAGAATCATCAAGTGCAATTTCAGTAATGAGACATTCATTATTTGAAATGGCTTTACTTGGAACAGGTATTATTAAAGGGCCTTTCTCTTATGATAAAGTTCAACATTATTGGAACAAAGATGAAGATACAGGAGAAAATGTTTATACTCCTAAATCAAAATTAGTTCCTAAAATTGAAGCTGTATCTTGTTGGGATTTTTACCCAGACCCAGATGCTGTAACAATTGAAGATGCTGATTATGTAATACAAAGACATAACTATACAAAATCTCAAGTTCGTGATTTAGCTAATAGACCTTATTTTAGAAATGATGTTATTAGAGAATGTATAGCAATGGGTTCTAATTATGAAGCTCGTGGTTACGAAAGTTCTTTACTTGATAGAGAAACAACAGATGAATTTGATAAAAATAGATATGAAATTTTAGAATTTTGGGGATACTTAGATAAAGAACTAGCTATACAAGCAGGTTTAGATATTGATGAAGATTCTCTTGATGATTTAGATGAGATACAAGTTAATTGTTGGGTATGTAATGGAAAAATATTAAGATTAGTTCTTAATCCATTTACTCCAGGAAGAATACCTTATTTAGTATCTCCTTATGAAATAAATCCTTATCAATTTTTTGGAGTTGGTATTCCAGAAAATATGGATGATTCACAAACAATTATGAATGGTCATGCAAGAATGGCTATTGATAATTTAGCATTAGCAGGTAATTTAGTTTTTGACATTGATGAAACAATGTTAGTACCAGGACAAGATATGAAAGTACATCCTGGTAAAATATTTAGAAGACAAAGTGGTATGCCAGGACAAGCTATTCATGGTTTAAAATTTCCAAGTACATCAAATGAAAACTTAATGATGTTTGATAAATTTAGACAATTAGCAGATGAGTCAACAGGAATACCATCTTATTCACATGGAACAACAGGCGTGCAATCTACAACTAGAACTGCAGCAGGTATGTCTATGTTAATGGGAGCAGCAGCTCTTAATGTTAAAACAGTAGTTAAAAATATTGATGATTATTTATTGCGACCACTAGGTGAAGCTATGTTTGCCTGGAACATGCAATTTAATGAAGATAGTCCAGAAATTCGTGGAGATGTAGAAATCAAAGCAAGAGGAACTTCATCATTAATGCAAAAAGAAGTAAGGTCTCAAAGGTTGATGACTTTCTTACAAGCCGCTTCTAATCAAAACCTTGCACCATTCGTAAGATGGCATACAGTATTAGCTGAAATAGCAAAGGCTCTTGATATAGAACCGGAAAAACTAATTAATGACCCAGAACGGGCAGCAATTTTTGCAAAAATAATGGGGATGGCAAATGGAACTACAGGAAATCAAGGCAATAATCAACAACCCGGTATGGATGAAGGTGGAGAAAATGTTGGAGGAGCGAATCCGCAAGACCCAACTGGCTCTGGAGGTGGCAACATCGGAACAGGAAATGTACCGCAACCAGGGGAAACTGGCTTCTCTTCGCCAGCTACTGGCACTACGGGAGCAACTTAGAAAATGACATACCCTTCTACAAATTTAAGATTAACTTATGATAATAATACTAATGAATGGAGTTATACAGAAGCAGATTACGAATATGCTAATCCTACTCCACCAACATGGAGTGGTTATACTTCAAAAGACCCAGATTTTAAATTTGCACCAGAAGAATCAGAAACAAATCAACCACCAAGTGAAGACCCTTGTCCTGCAGGATATATTTATGATAACACATTAAAACAATGTGTACCAGACCCTAATTATGCACCTAGACAATGGAGTGGAGAACCTACAGGTGGAAGTAATGATAATTTTTCGGATACAAATAAAATACCATCTAATGAAGTAAAAGAA